TTAGAAGCAGACTGCAAAGAAAAACTGTTAGCTTTAACAAAGATTAAAGGAGTGGAAATAGAATGATTAACGAAAGATGTTCAAAGTTTAAAGACTTAAATAGTGAGCAAGTATACGCAATCAACCTGCTGCACGATGCACGGGAAATCATGTTTACAGCAGCCGAGACTACTGTTGATAATGCAAAGGCTATCTACCCAGCATGGCTTGCATTAGAGGCAGCCCTGCAGCGTCTGTGGGGCTTTGATGAAGATGCCACATACATTAAGATATGGAACTATCCTCACTGCTCTTGTCCCAAGATAGACAATGATGATACTTACCCATTTGGTTATTATACTTTTAATGGTGGCTGTCCAATTCATGGGAAAAGATATGAACGAACGAATTAAAGAAATTGCACAAACATGCTGGGATTGGCGGTTAGACGGGCTTCATTTTGATCAAGAAAAGTTCGTCGAGAAAATTGTTCGAGAATGTGCTGACATTGCCAAACACAATGTGATGAATATATCCACTTATTCGGATGCCGAATTTGTTTCAGATCTAATACATCAGAATTTCGGAGTTGAAGAATGAACATACGAAAAGCGGCAGAAATGGCATATGAGCCTTTGTGGAGTGCAGAAGAATGCGAAAGAGTTATAAAAACGCTTCGATATATCCAAGGAATTGCCGAGCGCGGTGAAGGCCGAGTCATGCGCGATGATGAGACTCTTGAACATTTTGTTCTTGAATACGTCAAAAAGTTGGAGCAGCCAGCACAGCAGGAACCTTATTGCTGGATGTCACCAGAGGGAACCATATACCAAGCCTCAGACGAAGATGTGCTTAAAGGTTCGATCCCAATGTATCTTGGAATTCCAGCACAGCAGGAGCCTGTGGACCCACTAAAAGAAGCTGTTTATGAGTTCTTTACTAAATACCTTAATAGAGTAGAGTATAGCGACTCTGACAGGCCGTTTAATCCTATTACCATCGGTTGTTGCAGGGTAATGATGCTACAACCATTGGGTGATCTACTAGATAAAATGCGTGAATTATCTGGCGCTGGTCCTAATCCACTAGAAAAACTACGAAATGAAAATTAAAAGTGAGTATACTATCTTTGAAGAGTGTGTAGAAAGAGGTATTAATCTAGGATATACTAGGGCACATAAATATACAGACGAGCCTAGCCCAAATACAATTAAAGCCGAGATACTTCAGGCAGTGACATTTGAAGTGTGTGAGTATTTTTTATTTGACGAGGAAACACATGGGTAGTGGAGGTAAGGGATCAAAACAAAGACCTACAACAGTAACCAAACAAATGTTTGACAATAACTGGGACACAATCTTTAATAAAAAATGTCAAAAGAAATGTCAACTAGATACTACTACCAACAAATGTATTGGTTGCAACAGATCCATGGAAGAGATTACAAGTAAAGGAAACAAATGAAAACAACCTACAAAAGTACAGTAGAACTAATTAACCATATGGGAGATGATCTTACTATTGTTAATGCTGCCAAGGTTAGTTTTGATAAAGAAAGTTGTTGGAAAGAATATAACGAAGGAGAGTTATATGAACGGGATGCAAAGCTTATTAATTACTTAGCAAAATATAATCATTGGTCCCCTTTTGCACATACCGCAATTCAAGTACGAGTTACTGCCCCAATCTTTGTAGCACGCCAATTGGTCAAGCATCAGGTAGGAGGTGTGTGGAACGAAGTGTCGCGTCGATATGTAAACTATGAGCCAGAGTTTTATTTTCCTATCGGATGGCGAGGCAAACCAATCAATGCAAAACAAGGCAGCGACGGTATCGTAGTAGATCAAGGAAGTCAAACAGAAATATCCATGATGGCTACGCAATATGCGTTAGACGCATACAACACACTGTTGGGCAACGGAGTTGCCCCTGAGCAAGCAAGAATGGTGTTGCCACAAAACGCAATGACATCTTGGTATTGGACTGGATCTCTAGCGTTTTTTCATAGGGTCTATAGTCAGCGAACTGACTCCCATGCACAGGTAGAAAGCGCTGAGGTCGGTCATGCAATTGGAGAAATCTGTGAAAAGTTATTCCCCCACAGTTGGCCAGCTCTATGTAATACTAGCAGTGATTGCTGATTTAGTTCTTATTATTAACGCAATACATCATTGGTAAATAAATATATGCTTGTAACCTATATTGACCCACCTGAAGGATGGAAACACGGCTTTCCAAAAGCCATTCCAGATGACATTATGCAAGGGATTGGTGACATTAAGTCTTGGCTGTTAGAACAAGGTTATCCAAAAACAGTCATGGATAATTATGGCGCACACTTCTTTTATCGTACTTGGCGAGAGGAAATTAATCCAAATGAACTTTGACATTCAACTTAATGTTCTTATGAAAGCTAAGACAGAGGAAGCAGCAATTGCTGCTCTATTTGATTTTCTTAAATATAGTAAAGCCCATTGTGGACGAGACTATGGTTTTGAAGATTGGGAACTACTAGAATTTGTTCCAGCAGAAGAAACATGAAAGCAGTCTTAGATGTAGAGACAACAACATATAATAATGGCAATCCATTTGACAAACGAAACTGCCTAGTAGTTGCTGGACTAATGTTTTGTGATGACGATTGGAATCAAGTTAGCTATAAGCATTATTACAACACAAAGGAATTAGCAAATGATCTTAAAAAAGCTACGATCCTACTGGGGTTTAATTTTAAGTTTGATCTTCATTGGTTACGTAATGTGGGTATTAGTACCAATGCTATATTGCGGGATGCTCAACTTGCTGAGTTCCTCATCAGTAATCAACAGCACGCCTTTCCTTCACTAGAAAACTGCGCTAGTCAATATTTAAACGAACATAAGTTAGATATTATCAAAAAAGATTACTGGGAAAAAGGAATTGAAACTTGGGATATTCCACCAGATCTTTTAGAAGAATATCTATATATGGATGTAGAACTTACCCGTAAAGTATATCAATTACAAGAAAAGATTCTTAAAGATACTAACAAGTGGAATTTATACAAATTACAATGTGCTGACCTAAAAGTCTTGCAAGAAACCGAATATAATGGTATACTATATGACTATGAGAAATCAAAAAAGCTTGCCGGAACATATACGGGAGAAATTATCTCTTATAGAAATACTATTCGTTCTTATTCCGATTGCCCTAATCTTAACCCTGCTAGTGGAGATCATATTAGTTGTATTCTTTACGGTGGCACCATTACTAATGATACTAGGTATCCTGTTGGTGAGTTTAAGAGCGGTAAAAAAGTAGGACAAACTAGATATAAGATTTTAAAAACAGATTATACACACCCAAGACTGCTTGAACCAATCAAAGGTTCTGAGCTTAAAAAAGAAGGGTATTTCAGTACAGACGAACAAACATTAAAAAGTCTTAAACCAAAGAATAAAGAGCTTAAACGGTTGGTTTCAGCTATACTAGAACTAAGCAAGACTGAGAAGCTAGTTAATACATATTTCTTAGGTATTCCAGCACTAATGAAAGAAATGCGTTGGAATAATAATTATATTCATGGACAATTTAATCAATGCGTAGCAAGAACCGGTCGTTTAAGTTCTAGTAAACCAAATCTACAAAACTTTGACCCTCTTGCAAAGCAACTATGTGTAAGTCGGTATGACAATAGTTAATAGTGATGCGAAAGCATTAGAAGTAAACTGTGCTGCATATCTTAGCCAAGATCCAGTTCTTTTAGAAGAAGTGCGTAGTGGCTTTGATATGCATAGCAGTAACCAGCAAGTGCTTGGTCTTCCAACACGGTTAATTGCAAAGACATTTGTATTTAGATTAATTTATGGTGGTTCTGCTTATGCATATTCAGTTGATGCAGATTTTGCATCATGTGGATTTTCACAAAAAAAATGGCAAGAAATTATTGACAAGTTCTATGAGAAATATAAAGGGCTATATGCTTGGCACATAAAGATCGTGCAAGAAGCCATCCAACATGGACAGTTAGTAATGCCTACTGGCAGAGTATATAAATATGAGCCATCAACTAACTATAAGGGAGAGCGTGTATGGCCTAGAACAACTATTTTAAATTATCCAGTTCAAGGACTGGGTGCAGACATTATGACAATTGTTCGGGTTGATTTCTTTAATAGACTAAAGAACCTAAACCTAGAAGCAAAAATTATTAACACAGTACATGATTCAATAGTTGTAGATTGCCCTAAAAAAGAAGTTGACACAATCACAAATTTGTTCTATAATATATATATGGATGTACCAAAAAACTTCCAAAAACTCTTTGGTGTAGAGTATAACTTACCTCTTACTAATGAAATTAGTGTTGGACCAAACCTTAAAGACTTAACGGAGATTTAAAACCATGATTGAAAAGTTCAAAAAATCAAGCTCAGATCGTATTGTTGGTTGGGTTAAAGCTGCTGTAGATATTCTCAATGCTCGTGGTGTCAGTGCTAAACTTGTCATTAAAGGACAGTAATATATGAGTAATCTAATTATTGAAGTACTAAGCAGTACAGTAACTACAGTCCCTACTGCTAAGGGGAGCTACCAAGTATGTGAACTTGCCTTCAAAAACAAATCATTTCAGGATAAAGTAGAAGGCAAGAAGATTATGTCCTTTGCAGAAAAGGAAGCCTTTACAACCCTCTCAAACGCTTCTATGGGCAGTATTTTTACAGTAGCACGAGCCAAAGATGATAAAGGGTATTGGAAATGGCAGACAGTAACTGCTGGAGCTAATGCGGGAGCAGCGGCCCCAGCCGCTGGGACCTCCCAAACAACTGGAGGAAGCATGACTAACGCATCACCAAAAAGTAACTATGAAACCGCAGACGAACGAGCTGCTCGACAAGTAATGATTGTTCGTCAATCTAGTATTTCTAATGCGGTTGCTCTACTTAAAACCGAGAAACATACTCCAACTACTGAGGAAGTCTTGGCTGTTGCCAAACAGTTTGAAAACTTTGTACTTGGCAAATCTAACGATCCGTTTGCTGATCTAGATGAAGATGTTCCGCTGTGACAACCATAGCTTTGATTGATGCTGACATTGTTGCGTATAGATGTGCTGCAAGTAACGATGTAGAGGATGGTGAAGAGATTGCCATTCTCCGCACAGATAAGTTAATGCAAGACATTTTGTATGTAACAGGTGCAGCAGAGTATCGATGCTTTCTTACTGGATCTGGTAATTTTCGCAAACAGATTAACTTAGAGTATAAAGCTAATCGTAAAGACAAACCACTTCCGCTTTGGTTGGCCTCTTGTAAAGAGTATTTAATTAAAGAATGGAATGCAGAAGTTTGTGAAGGATACGAAGCTGATGATGCTTTAGGTATGTATCAAACAGAAAATACCACTATCTGTACTATTGATAAAGACTTAGACCAAATCGCAGGTAAGCACTACAACTTTGTCAAACAAGAGTTTTATGATGTGCTGGAGTTAGATGGACTCAGACATTTCTACAAGCAACTTTTGATTGGCGATAGATCAGACAATATCTTTGGAGTAGATGGTATTGGTAAAGTCAAGGCCAGTAAATTAATTGACCACCTTAATGACGAAACAGAAATGCTTTCTACTGTAAAAGATCTATATGATTCTGATGAACGGTTATTGACTAACGGACAGTGTCTGTGGATTTGGCGTAAAGAGAATGACATATGGCAACTACCTTAGACTATACAAAGCCTGTGACAACAACACTTCGTAGTGATGTACACATTTATCATGTATATAAAGACTATATGAATGGTGCTTGGTATGATGAAACAGCAGATAGGTGGATTCCATGTCAATGGACTTTGTCTGGATACTTTCTTCCAAGTTTAAATGGAAAACAGATAGCATCTACTTTAGATTTAATTAATAATAATTATGACATTTAAATCTAAATTTGAAGAAGAAGTCGCACAATTATACCACTTGAAAGATGTGTATGAAGTAGAGAAAATCCCTTATACCCTTACAAATGGTTACACCCCAGACTTTAAGTTAGCAGACAATGTTTTTTTAGAATGCAAAGGGTTTTTTAAACCAAGCGATAGACGTAAAATGTTAGAGGTAAAAAAACAACACCCTAATAGTACATTTATTATGTATTTTCAAAACTCACAAGTTAAACTAACAAAAAAAAGTAAAACTACCTATGGAGATTGGTGCGACAAACAAGGTATCAAATGGTTTTGCTGGAAAACAAAGAAGCCAACAAAAAGAATTCTCTCTTTGGCTGCTTCATCTGCCACCCATTAACCTATATAATATCCACCTAATATATTTATATCATGGTAAAACATTTAGTAATCCCAGACGTACAAGTTAAGCCGGGACAGGATTTTACTTTCCTTCGACATGTTGGTGAGTATATTGTAGAAAAGAAACCAGATACTGTGATTTGTATTGGAGACTTTGCCGATATGCCATCACTGTCCTCATATGATGTTGGAAAAAAGTCTTTTGAAGGACGACGATACAAAAGTGATATTCTAGCATCTCGTGAAGCTATGGCTACTTTACTACAGCCACTTGTTAGTTTTAACAAGAACGCTCTTATGCAAAAGAAAAAAAGGTATCTCCCTCGATTAATTCTTACATTAGGAAACCATGAAAATCGTATCAATCGTGTTATCGAAACTGATGCAAAACTTGACGGAACAATTTCTGTTTATGACTTACAGTATGAAGATTTTGGTTGGGAAGTATATCCCTATCTTGAACCAGTCATTGTCGATGGGATTGCTTATAGCCATTTCTTTACTTCTGGCGTTCTTGGCCGTCCCGTTACTTCTGCTCGTGTTTTAGTACAAAAGAAACACATGTCCTGTGTTATGGGGCATGTACAAAACTTTGAAGTGCACACAGAGTATCGTGGAGATGGTAGTCGTGTAACAGGTATGTTTGCTGGATGCTGTTATGAGCATCAAGAAGATTACCTTGGGCCACAAGGCAACAATCATTTTCGTGGTATCCATATGCTGCATGAAGTAAATAATGGAGAGTTTGACCACATGGCTGTTAGCCTAAAGTATTTACGAAAGAAATATAGTGATGGAGACAAATAATGTCTAGTTGGAATGAAGTAGTAAA